CGCTGCTGGTACGAATCTTGGCATGGGTTTCCTTATGCGATCTGTATCGCGTTGATGATCGTCGCGTACGGTGACGTCCCGTTCGCGCTGCTCGTTGAGATCTGCACGGTCGTTCCCGAGGCCGCCGCGCGGACCTCGTGGCCGATCGACTTCGTCGCGGCCAGCGTGACGAGCACGGTCATCGTCACGTTCATGTTGTCGCCGCTCGCCGCGGTCTTCTGCTCTGTGCTCGCGTAGACCGTCGGCGTCGCGTCGTTGTTCGCGATGCGGAACGCGACGGCGGCCGTCGATGTCGAATGCGACACGGTGATCGTCGAGTTGATCAGCCACGTGCCCGCCCCCAGCGTCAACCGCGAGCCGGCGAGGTTCCACGCGCCGGCGGTGCACGTGACGGTCGCGGTCGCGACGTTCTGCGCGCTCGAGATCGTCGGCGCGGTCGCGCTGGCGGGCTCCCATTGCGAGCTCGTGCCGTTGTACTTCAGGATCTGCCCGCCCGTCGGCGCCGTCGTCGAGAGAGCGATGCCGCGGAGCCGGCCGACGTTCGGCGACGGATAGGAGCCGTACAGGTCGCCGCTCGCCGATCCGTTCGGGGCGCGCGAATCGCTCAGGCGCGAGTCGTTGCCGATGCACACGTCCGAGCCCGTGTTGCCGGTCGGAAGGTAGGCGACGGCGACCTTGCCGCTCGTGATGTCTGTGCCCGCGTGCGCGTGCGTGGCCGTCGCGAACGACGACGTGGGCGCCTGCGCGGCGCTGCCGAGCTGGAGGATCGAGCGCGCCGAGGATTCGTTCGTTGCCGTCATCAGCGCGCGGCCCACGGTCGTCGAGTCGCTGATTCCCGTCGCGGGGTGCGTGTGCGTCGCCGGCGTGCGCGCGTTCGTCAGCCGGGTGTCGTTGCCGCGGACGACCTGCAATGGTCCCGCGTCGCCGCTCAGGTTCGCGTCGAGTTCCGCGGCGTTTCCAAACGGCGGAAGGCCGCCGAGCACGTCGTTGATGTCCGAGATCTGCGTCGAGATCAGCGCGAACGACGTCGAGAGGCCCGTGATGTCGCTCTGCGCGTGCGTGTGCGTCGCCGCCGCGAGGAACGTGCTCGAGGCCACCGAGATCCACTCGGTGCCGTCATAGCGCAGCACGTAGCCGTTCGCAAGGGTCGTCATCCGGACGTCCGACAGGTCGTCGAGCTTCGCCACGCCCGTGCCGCCTCCGGGCGCGACGGTCACGCGGGTGACCTGCGGCGTGACGACGATGCTCATCGGGTGACCTCAGGCGTGACGGTGAACGTACCCTCGAGCAGTCGCGTCACGACTCCTGCGGCGCTCTCGTACTCGAGATCCCACACGCCGACCTGTGGCGCGGACATGGCCGCGGTCACGCTCGCCGCGATCGTCATAGTGATCGTGCTCGTCGCCGCCGCGGTGACGTTCAGCGAGCAGTTCGTCGGCGAGCTCCACACGGTGGTCGTGGCCGCGTGCGACGTGCGCCCCTGCGTGCGCACGGTGTAGCCCGTGAGGTTCACGCTGGTGACGGTGATCACGAGCGTGTAGGTCGCGCCCTGCTCGATCGTGAGGTCGTATTGCTCTGCGGCCATTAGGCGGGCTCGATCGTCGACGGGCATTGTCCGTCGATCGCTTGGTGCGAGAGGATGATCCACACAAGTGTCCCGTCGCTAGCCCGGTTGGGAACGACCCAAACGGGAGTACCGATCGGAAGAGGCTGCGGCGTGAATCCCGCGGGAAGGTTCGAGAGCAGCACGCCGCCGGAAACGGTCGTCGACGTGTTGCCGAGCTCGGAGATCGAGATCGCCTTCTCGCCGACGATGCCCTGCCCGCTCGGCCGCAGCGCGCAGACGTAGTTCGCGCTCGCCGGGCCGACGATGGCCTCGGACCACGTGTATTCGTTGCGGTACGTCGTTCCTGCGATCGTCGAGATCGAGGTGATCTTTCCGAGCACGCCGAACACGGGCTGCGGCGTCTCGAGGAACCGGCTCGCGCGGTCGATGGCCTTCTCGCGCTGATATGTGGATGCCGCGCGTGCCATCAGTACCAGCTTCCCTTCCAAGCCTGGAACTTCATCGACTTGCCTAGGTCTCCGAGGGGCCAAATGTCGTTGAACGCAACCGCGGAACGCTTCTCGCGGACCCAGCGGACGTCGGCGTACTTGCCCGTGATCACGAGAGGCTTTCCGTCCGGCGCGAGCGCGGGCTCCTGCGAATGAAACGAATACTCGTCAAACAGGTAGTCGATGACGAGTTCCCAAAACTCGCCCTCGAGGTGGTTGATCGCGACGCCGTCGCAGATCATCGTATTGGGCGCGTTGCCGAAGAACGTGTCCGAGTTCCGATGGCCGACGTACGCGCCGGCATACGTCGCCACGTCGCGCGTCGACATCGAATCGGCGTCGATGTACATGCGAAGCTTGTAGTTGATCTGCCGGACGTCGATCTCGGTGACGACTTGGATTCCGCCGATGTCCGCCACGGATCGATCGACTGCGGGATCCGGCGCCGTCAGCGCGCTTGAGCCGTCGATCCTGTAGGCCTTGATCGCGCGCGTGCGGATCGTCGGCATCATCATGCATCCAACCAGAAGTTGCGGATTCGAGAGCGTGATCGCGTCGGCGAGATTGTCCTTGTCGCGGTCGAGCCCGCGCGCAGTGCCCGCCTTCGTCTCGAAATATCGCGTTGTGTAGGTGATCGTCGCGACGAGCCCTAGCCCGGCTTTCGCCCAGTCGATCGTCCGGACAAGGCAGGATTCTTCCCACGTGAGCCCGCTTCCCGTCGGCGGCGTGTACGGGAATCCCACGCGCGGAAGCAGGAATCCGCCGCTGACGGGGTCGTTGTAGATCGCGTTCAGGTCCTCGAAGTTGACGGCCGTCGTAGGCGTCACGCTTTGGATGTGCCACCGTTCGGTGATGCGCGACGTGCCCCAAATGTCGGCTTGCGCCTTCTCGAGGCTGATTCGGTTCGCGGTGTAGAGCGTGCCGGTTCTCATGTGGTGATCTCACGGAGCGTCTTGTCGATCATCATGCGCTGCCGCTCCTGCTGCGCGAGCTCTGCCTTGGTCGCGTAGGCCTGCGCGCCGGCGGCGCTGTAGGTGGTCGCCATGTCGGCCTCGCGAACCGATTCGGAATGGCTCTTGCCGCCGACGAGGCCACCGAGGTAGGCGGTGGTCGCCTTCGCGCCTTCCATCGTGTCTTTCGCCCAGTCGTGCAGCCATCCCGACGCGCCGCCCGACTGCCCCTGTGCGTTCATGCCGGCGCCGACGAACGTGTCCGAGAATCCGGCGTTCATGCCGCCTTGACCGGCTGCGTTGTTCGCCTGCGACGCGAGCCTCGAGGCCGCAACGATGTTGATGCCGCTCGCGCGCGTGTCCTCCATCTGCCGGAACTTGTCCATGACGTCGGTGCCGTTCTTCACGCTCTCGCTGAACTGGCCCAGCACGCCCGACGCGAATCCGATCACGAGCTTGCCGGCCTGATAGGCGGCCGCGCCGAGCGATCCGATGCTGCCGAGGACCGCGGACGCGCCGGCGCCCATGCCCATCATCTGCGCGGCTCCTCCGCCGATGGCGTTGCCCACAGACGCGCCCGTTCCGCCGACGGCGCCCGAGAGTCCCGTCGACGAGCCGAGGCCGCTGACGGCCTTCTGGACGTCCCTCTTGAGGTTCTTGGCGTTGACCTTGACATCGACGTTTAGCGTTGGCAGTTTCATTTGATGACCTTCGCAAGTTCCGCGTTGAGATAGGCCACGAGCTTCGGCGCGAGCACGCGCTGCGCGCGCAGCGACGCGAACGTGCCGGCGTGGTATCCGCCCTGCCCGCGGTGACGCGCGCCCTTCTTCCATCCTCTTCCTAGGCCGGACTTCGGCGCCTTGCGCCCCTTCGGCCAGCTGTGGTAGCCGAGCTCGGTGAAATGCGTGCGCCAGCCGACGCCCTCTTGGTCGTAGTCACGGTGCCGCGCGCGCCCGCCCTCGACGGACTGCGACTTGCGCCCGCTCGCCTTGAATCCGACCGAGCCCCACGCGATGCCGTCGAACATCTTGACCTTCTGCGTCACGCCCCGCCGGCTGGCACCGCTTGCGGTCGGCGTGGCGGCTGCGGTCGCTGTCATCACGTCCTTGTTGAACTTGCGGATCGCGTTCCGGCAGACCTTGTCCTGAATCTCGACGGCAAGCTTGCCGAGCGCGTCGGACAGCGCGCGCGCGCTCGCGGGGTCAAGCTGGAGGGACATGGCTGCGTTTGAGCTCATCGAGTCGCCTGCGGATGTCCTGCATGTCGTCGATGTCGAACTCGACGTCGAGCTCGACGATCGAGCGCTCCCAAGGTGCTGCTCTGCGAGATCTCAGGACGTGCGCCAGCAGCGCGCGCGCGTCCCGTCCTAGTCCCGGCCCTCGTTGTAGAGGGTCTCGATCTTGACCGTCAGAAGCGCGGCGATGTGCGCCGGGCACGCCCACGCCGACCTGTAGTCGGGGAAGAGCTTGCTGCCGTCCTCGGCGTGCGCGTGCCGCGAGAGCTGCCACGCCTTGCCGTTCTCCGGCTGCGTGCGGTTGACCTCGATCGCGTCGATCAGGTCGAGCAGGGTCGGCCTCGAGAGCATCACGACGGCGCCGTTGACGTCGACGCGCACGGGGTCGAGGGCGAGCATGGCGCGAATGTCATCCAACGGTGACGGCTCCGGTGAACTGGAGGTTGAACGACGCCTTGACGACGTCGTTGACCGCGATGGTCGGATTGAACGACGTTACGTAGGCGGTGCCCGTGTAGGTCGCGCCGCTATGCAGCGTGAACACGACCGACACGGTCGCGCCGCTGATCACGGCCGCCTCGATCGCGAGGATCTGCGCGTTGCCCTGGTCGTAGAAGATGTTGCCCGACGCGCTCGCGCTGCGGATGCCGCCGACGTGCTTGCGGTCGAGCGCGCCGACCTCGGTTACCTCGATCGTCTCGAGGGTGAGCGTCACGGTCGCGTCGATGATGCCGGCGACGGCCGTGCCGCCGACCGAGAGGGTGAATCCATTGGTGTTGTAGACGGCCATGTGCTTAGTCCCAGTAGACGGTGTAGTTGATGATCACGCTGGCGGGTTCCTGCTCGTCGGAGAGGCCCGAGATCGGCGGCTGCACGGTCGTTTCCTCGAGCACGAACTCGCGGATCACGACGGTCGAATACGTGCCCTTCAGGATCGCGGCCTTCACGGTGTCCGCGAGATCCGTCGCGTCGACGGTGAACAAAGCGATGCAGGTGATCGCGAGGGTCGCTGACTTCAGGCCGTTCACGGCGACGGGCTTCTGCCCGGTGACCTCGAACGTGACCGCGGGCAGCGGGGAATCCTGCAAACGGTAGGCGTGCGTGATCTGCGCATCGGCGACGCCGCTCGAGATCCTCGTCGTCAGCATCGTGCGGATGGCCTGCTCGATCGAGGCCATTAGTTGATCTCCTCGGCCACGATCTGCGCCTCTATGAAGTCGTTGCCGAGGTTCGTGATCGACTGGATGCGGAGCAGGC